ATGTACACAAGAGCCTATTATGATTCCGAATCAAACAAAATGTATATGTGGTATATTGATGAAGATGGAAACCACCGGAAGGTTGCCGAAACACCATCAATAGAATACTATGTAGAAGATCGCACAAAGAAATCAACATATGTTGATATGTATGGTACTCACTTTAATAAAACAACGGCATCCAATAGATTTCAGATGATGGATTTTATTAAAACATCCAATGTCAAAACCTGTGAATCGTCTCTATCAGAAGATACAAAATTTCTACATAAGATGTATGGTTCACAAACACCTATTGTTGACAAGTCAAAGGTACAGATCGCTACAATAGATATTGAAGTTTTGGCACCAAAGTTTCCCGATGCTGAAACCGCTGAATATCCAATAACACTAATATCGATTCATTTTTCCAAAGAAGATAAAATATACACATTCGGTAATAGAGAATATACCGGAGATCAATCAATCAACTATCATTATTGTAAAGATGAAAAATTGATGATTGAAAAGTTTATTAGATTTTTCAGAAAAATGAAAGTTGATATTTTGACGGGGTGGAATAGTGGAATGTATGATGTTCCATATATTATTAATCGCGCGAACATTTTGAAAATAGAAGAATCTCTTTCACCAATAGGGAAATACAAAACAAAGAAACCTGGAGTTCATAATACATCCACATATACAATTTGTGGTATATCTATTATGGATGGTCTTGCTCTTTATAAGAAAAATGAGATGCGAAAGCGGGTATCATATTCTTTGGATAATATTGCCAAAGAAGAGGGTGTTGATGCTGGAAAGAAATCTGTAAAGTTTAAAATGGATATGAATGAGCAGGAATGGAATGAATTTGTAGAATACAATATACATGACGTAGTTCTTACTAAAAAGATAAATGATAAGAAGAAGTATATTGAACTTCTTATGATGTATAGTTATGAGGCTTTGATTCCTTTTGAGGATGCCTTTTCTCCTATTGCTGTTATTACTGGATGTATAGTAAAAGAACTTCACAAAAACAATATTCTATATTCGGATATTCCTCAAAGTAAAAAGATGGCATTTCCTGGTGCTTATGTTATGGCGAAACCAGGTTATTACAAGAGATTGGTTAGTCTTGATGCTGAATCTCTGTATCCATCTATTATGCGTATGTCAAATATTTCACCCGAAACAAAAAGATTGACTGATGTTAATACTTCTGATCTGATAAAGACTCCACTATCTAATCCATACGAATGTGATACACCTTCGGGAGATTTCCGACATAATGGTAATTTACATTATACAAAGGATGTTAAAGGAACTGTACCTTCCATCATTGAGAAGTTTTTTAATGAACGAAAGTATTGGAAGAATGTGATGAAGGTTTCTGAAGGTTTGGATTCTAATCTATTTACAAATCAGATAGTGAAGAATTATAAATTGGATGAAAAATTTGTTACTGAAACAATCAAACTAATTAAAGATGGTGGATTGACAACATCGTATTGTGATCAACAACAATATGTTCGTAAGATTTTGATCAATGCTATGTATGGTGTTTTGGGAACTCCCTACTTTGGTTTTTATGATACAGATAATGCGGCGGCAGTAACTGTATGGGGTAGAGAGATTATTCAATTTGTTGGTAGAACAATAAACAGAATAGTTAGAGAAAATTGGCATGAAGATGTTATCAAATTGTTTCCCGAATACAATCCATCAAATGTGAAGTCGATCAAATCTGATGTTGTATGTTTACAAGATACTGACTCTGTTTATTTTTCAATTGATATGATGATTAGGAATACTAATATCAATGTTGATACAGATGCCGAATTTATTGAATTTACTGATAAGGTTGTTGATCGATTTATACATCCGCGACTTAATGGTGAATTGAAGGCTTGGTTGGATTCGTATAATGTTGATAGTTCTCTTTTGAATTTCAAACAAGAGAAAACAATTAGGCAGATGTTTATTTTCGCAAAGAAAAAATATGCCACCGAGGTAATAGCATCTGAGGGTGATGTATTTGACAAACCTGAAATTAAAATTACAGGTGTAGAAATTGTTAGAACATCTACTCCAAGATTCTGTGTTCCAAAATTGAAGCAGACTTTAAAGAATATGTTTTCGGGAATGAATAAATCTGATATGGTAAAATTTATAAATTCTGTTAAAAAAGATTTTATATCTGCTCCAATAGATGACATAGCATTTCCTCGGTCGATAAACGATTACAGTAAATATTGTGATTCTATTGATATGAGGAAATTTGTAAAGGATGATGTTGTTCCTATTGCTCCATCCGGTTCGCCTATTCATGTCACCGGTTCAATGTTCTTTAATTATATAATAGAAAAGGAAGGACTTGAATATGAACCAATATCTAACAGTACTAAAATAAAATTCATTTATGTAAAGCCTAATAATTTACAAACCCATGTAATTTCATATACTGGTAACTGGAACGAAAATCTTTCAAAATATTTTGAAGTTGATAAAGAGGTTCAATTTTCAAAGGCATATTTGCCAATCATCCAAAGATTTTTTGATGTTATTGGTTGGGGTGATGTTGTATTGGATAATACAGACATTGACGACTTTATAGAATTTTGACATATTATATCATGGAGGAATTTTTATGAATATTGTTATAGATTTGGATCACACTTTATTTGATAATAATGTATGTGATATTACTTGTAAAGAAATGGGTGTACCATATATACCCAACAATTACGATCTTTCCGATTTACGAGAAGATGTTAGGAACAAATGTTTTGATAGATTCAAAGACCCTATATACATGGGGAATTTGGAACCGATACATGGATGTTATGATGTTTTGAATTTGTGGAAAAATATTGGACACAAACTATATTGTGTTACACTTAGGCATAACGATCTGATTGATTGTACGCAAAAAATGATATCAGAACACTATCCAATGATAGATGAAACATTTGTATATCAGAATTCAAATTATAATAAAAATGAAATGTTGCTAAAATTGGAGGCAGATGTATTCATAGATGATAATCAATATGTAATCAAAAATTCTTTGGAATGTAATTTGAAGAAATGTTTTATGATTTCAAATGATACAACCCCTTACAATTTTGGTTACAAGTTTGATGGTGTTATTATTGTAAAAGACATATACGAGATTGAACAAATTGGAGGATTGAATGGCATTTAGTTTGAGTAAAATTATCGCGGGTGATAAGGGTGTTAAAGATAGAGATGCTCTATCATCTTTTCTGATAGAGTCAGACAAGGCTGTTGAATTTCTGTCAACGGGTGTTATCAATCTGAATCTTGGTATTAGCGGTCGAGTCTTCGGTGGAATTCCGAAGGGTAAGATTACAACCATAGCAGCTGCCTCACAGAGTGGAAAATCCTTTATCGCAATGTCAACAATCAAGAGTGCTCAGAAGGCAGGAATGCCTGTTGTGATTGTTGATACAGAACGATCATTCAGTTTTTCAATGGCAAAGGGACTAGGTGTTGATACTGATCCTGACAAACTTTCTGTATTTCAAACAAACAGTTTGGAAGAGGTAAAGTCACTTATCATCACTCTTACAAGTGAAATAGAAAAGAATGAGAGGGCTAATCTTCTTCTTGTTATTGACTCTTGGGGAACTCTTGTTACATCAAAGAGTGTCAGTGATGGTATGACAGGAAACGATGTTGTTGATATGACAGAGGCAAAGAAGAAGAATAATCTTGCCAATGTACTTCTGAATACAGGTTGCACTTGTTTTGTTATAAACCATGTATACGACAATGTTGGAAGTTTCATGGGTGGATTGAAGATACCCGGCGGTCGCAGGATTTATTTTGTTTCCGAGGCTGTAATTCTTGGTACATCAAGGGCAAAGGAAAAGAGTACCGATGGTGATGTTACTGGAATCATTTTGTCGGCACAGGTAGAGAAGAGTAGATATTCAAAGGATGCGTCCAAATTCAAATTCCGAATTAAGAGAACCGGAGGACTTGATACATTCTATGGTCTTCTTGATGATGCTCTTGAGGCTGGTGTTGTTGTGAAACCAAAGAACGGTAAGTATTCAAGACCTTGTGTTGAGAATGATAAGGAACATAAGGAAACTGATATTTATACTAAAGAATTTTGGAACCCTATTTTTAAGAATACAGAATTCACTTCTTTCCTTGAAAATAAATTCAGATATTCATATGATTATGATACGAGTCATGTTGATTTGGATACTGAGGAAGATGATTCTGAATAGTATTTTTTGGGACAACCAAACGGTTGTCCCCACTTAAATAGTGGAGAGATGAATGGGTGATATTAGAGATCCGAGATTCTTTGAAGATGTTCTTATTAAGTTTATGTATACCGATGTTGATGTGCGAGAAAAGATACTTCCATTCATAAAGGCCGAACTTTTTGATCGTCATGCTAATGTTAGTATATATAAACACATTTTTAATTTCATGGATAGGTATTCTAAATTTCCGACAGTACAGGAATCTAAATTAGACATAGAGGATGAAAAGGTTTACGAGCATCTTCTTGTTATAATGGATATTGATTTGACTGAATACACAAAGGATTTCATTCTTGGTGAAATAGAGTTGTTTCTTAAAAAGAAACTGATTTACAATATTTGTACTTCAGCTGTTGTAAACTTGGATGAAACATCTGGTCTGAATCCTAAACCTGTTGATGATTTGCGAGAGGCTTATGCCTTTTCCTTTGATACAAAAATTGGTATGGATGTGTTTGATGAAGAGCAGAGAATGTATGATTTCTTTCATACCGATAAAAATTATATAGAAACAAACATACCAAATTTTGACAGATTGATTGATGGTGGATTTCATTCAAAGACTTTGAATTTAGTTTTGGCGGCAACCAATGTCGGTAAGTCATTGATCATGGCCTCCCTTGCCACATCCCAATTGTTTGCCAATAAGAATGTATTGTATATTTCCTGTGAAATGTCAGAGGAAAAAATTGGAGAACGAATTCTTGCCAACGCGTTTGATGTTCCTCTATCTAATCTAAAGAGATTGACCAAAACGGAATTCCATTTGAAATATGATATTCTCAAAAAGAGATTGAGTCATAAATTTGTTTTGAAGGAATATCCACCTGGTGTTTTGAATGCTAATCATATTCGGAACCTTCTCAAAGATTTAGAATCAAAAAAGAAATTTGTGCCTGATATTGTATATGTTGATTACTTGGGATTGATGGCACCGAATCATTCTAATAAAAATGGAAATCAACATGAGGCATTGAAAAGAGTATCAGAAGAACTCAGAGCAATTGCGGTTGAAAAGGAATTGCCTATTGTATCTGCCATTCAAACGAATCGTGGTGGAATCAATTCATCAACAGTTGACATAGATGATACCGCAGAATCTATTGGTATTACATTTACAGCAGATTTGATTTGGGCGGCCTCGCAATCAGAAGAACTATTGAAGGTTGGTAAATATCTTTGGACTATTGTAAAGAATAGATATGGTCAAAAGAAGATACGATTTACAGTAAATGTGGATTATGATTATATGCGTATAACATATGATCCCGATTCAGATGTTGATTATCAAGATAAGAATGTAAGACCCCCATTGAACAGTGAAGAACGAGATACCGTAGTTGATGAAATGTTATCAGTTAAAAAATCGTTCAATAAGAAAAATGATCAAATAGAGAAGAAACAATTTATAGACTTTGAATAAGGGGGTGTTTGTGTCTGAATTTGAAAACCCGGAGTTGATTTTTGATTTTAAATATGAGACGGTGACATTACCATCCGACAAACATTATGAAGAAAATAGTGTTGTTGATAATATGACCCATAGCATAATTGAAAATCAGTTTATATCAAAGGGATATAGTGTTGAAAATCTTAGATA